TGCAATGGAAGATGACCCAGGTAGACCTGGTTTTAAACAATATGAACGTGTTTACAGAAATACTATGGGAGAACGTAAGCCATTAGGAAGAAATAAAGAATTTTATAAAGAATTTTTAAAACCATATTTGGAGAAAGCATGAAAATAGATACAACTAGCTTAGCAAGAAGAATTTACAATTTTACAAGTAAAAAAACCAGAGACTTTATGGATAGATTTACTGTAGAATCTGAAAATCAAAGAAGAGGCATTTATAATGCACAAAGAGATTCTGGCAAAGTAGATTATCTACCACCTAGAGAAGTAATGAAAGAGGAAGGTAGAATCAAAAATTATATGAAAAAATCAAAGGTTAAATAATGAGTCAAATAAAAGAAGATTCTAAAGCAAGAGAGAATAGAGAAATATTTCAGCGTTATGCTGATGCACGTAGAGACTGGGATGTTGAAGCTCGTGATGCGATTGATTTTACTTTAGGTAATCATTATACTGCACAAGAATCAGAAGTATTGCAATCGATTGGTCAAGCTGACTTTACCATCGACAGAATTTATGCTGCTATAGATAAATTAAAATCATTAATGACCTCTCGACCAGTTAAGTTTAGTGTAACTGCTAGAGAAGATTCTGATACTAAATTAGCCAATGTATGGAGAACACTATTAGAATATATATATGACATCTCTGATGGTCAACATCATTTTAAACAAGCTGTACATGATTATGCTACTACTGGATTAGGATATTTTTATGCATATATAGAACCAGAATCAGATTATGGTAGAGGAGAGGTAATGTTTACACACTTAAATCCTTTCCGTGTATATGTAGACCCTGCATCTAGAGATAGATACTTTAAAGACGCAGCAAATATTTTATTATCTACTATTTTAACAAAAGAGCAATTATTAGACTTATACCCAGATGTAGAAGAGTTTCTACCTAATATTGAAACCTACAATATGTCTGACTACTATAATGATTATCCTGATTCTCAGAATAAAAATAGTATTAATGTATTTACTCCTGCAGAAGTAGAAGATAAAGATTATGAGAGCACTATAGCTCAACGTTATCGTATTATTGAACGTTTTAACAAAGTAAGAGTTCCTTTCTATCGTGTTGCTGACCAAAAGAATGGAACAGAAACCATTATGAGTGCAGAAGCATTTGAAATGTTTTTAGCAGAGAATGAAGCAAACTTTGAAAATAATACTTATGCGTATGTAGAAATACCACAAACAAGAATTAAAGTTACAGCATCTTTAGGACAAGTCCTTCTTTATGAGACAATTTTAGATACTGACATTTATCCTATTGTCCCTATTCCAAACATTTGGACCAATACACCATATCCTAAATCAGATGTTAATAAAGTAAAAGATATGCAAAGACTGTTGAATAAATTATTCTCGCTTGCATTATCTCATGCTCAAACTTCAGCTGGTTTGAAACTATTAGTACCACAAGGAAGTGTAGAAAACATATCACAGCTTGAAAAAGATTGGGCTAATCCTAATGCTGTAATTGAATATGACCCAAGTTATGGAGAACCACATTTCCCTTCTCCACAACCATTGACTAGTCAGTTCTATGCGTTGATTAACCAAATAGAAAGATATATTGACTTAAACTTTGGTGTTCCTGAATTACTACAAGGATTTAAAGAAGGTGCTCCACAAAGTGTAAGAGGTACAATGTTATTAGCACAAATGGGAGAAGGTCGTGGTGCTTCTAAGTTGCGTGATATTGAAATGTCACTACAACAGCTTGGAAAAGTATTATATCAAATGTCAAAAGGACATTATTCTTTTGAAAAGAAATTTAGAATAGTACAACCAAATAATGACATTACTCAATTTGCAATCAATAACAGATTGTATGATGATAAAACAAAAGAATTAGTAAAAATTGAAAACGATATTACTTCTGGTCAGTTTGATATTCGTGTCGTATCAGGCTCTACAATGCCTAATAATAAACACGCAGAGTATCAAATGTATCTAGAAGCATATCAGTTAGGTCTAATTGATAGAACAGAAGCGTTGAAGAAAACTGAAATCTTCGACAAAGAAGGTGTACTTGCACGTACTGGAGAAGTACAAAGAATGCAAGGCATTATCGCTCAATTACAAGACCAAATAAAGATTCTATCTGGTGATTTACAAACTGCCCAAAGAGAGTCTATGAACGACAGAAAACGTGTTGAGGTACAGAAATTTAAATCTGAACTTAATAAAGTGGTTACTGGTGCACAGGCTCAACAAAAAGTAAATACAGAAAGAGTAAAACGTCAACAAGAACAACAGGTGCAGGCTGGAATAACTTCATTGATGTCAGAAGATATTGGTGAATAAAAAAACAGCACATCGAAAAGGAGATAATATGAGTGACGAATTAATGAAAGAGTATGAAGAAACTTTTGAAGGTTCTGAAACTTCTGAAAATAATGATATAAGTGAGCCTGAAATCGAACAGGATTTGAGTTCTGACGTGCAAGAAGATGAAGCACGTAAATTCCAGTCTATGTACGACAAAGCTCAGGCTGAGTTAAACAAAATTAAACCAGTAGCAAAGCTATTTCAGGATAATCCTGAGCTGGTAGACGTTGTTAGAGACCACTTATCAGGGGGTAAAGGACAGAACAAAGATGAAATACAAATTAATGAAGAGGAATTTAATCCTTGGGATGCGTATACAAATCCAAATAGTAAATCGTATCAACTAAGACAGCAAGAAATCGAGCAAGCTGTAAGTAGCAGAATGCAAGACTATATGTCTAGATTAGAAGCTCAGCGTTCTATAGATAGTTTAAGATATAGAGCACAAACTGAGTTTAAGTTGTCAAATGATGATGCAAATGATTTTATTGAATTTGTAACAAAACCTAAAGAACAACTTCCTTTAGATACACTGTTTAACGTATGGAACGTTAATAAAAACGGAGTACCACGAGTTAATCAAAATATTGAAAGCGTAAAGCGTGCACAACAAAAACCAAAATCAGCTGGTTTAGTACAAGGTGGTCAACCACCAAAAGCATCTGATGAGGATAATATGTGGAGCAATATTATGAAAGCTGGAGGTACTACATCTATACGTGGCAGTTTAGTTAATAAAAAATAAAACGTAAAGAGGAATTAAAAAATGGCAATTACAAGTGGACAACTAAAAGCAAGTAATTTAACTGCTGCCACTACAGCTACTGGTGTCTCTGGCACTGGTGTTGCTCCTGACCAAAGAAGACTGTTTAATTTTTCTGATAGAATTGCTGAATTAGCACCTGAAGAATCTCCATTCTTCGTGTATCTATCAAAAACAGCTAAACTTCCTACTGACGATTCTTTGTTCCGTTATCTTGAAGATAGGTCAAAGATTAGTTATACAAGTAGAGAGTTCTTCATTGATGGAGCTGTAGGAACTGTAGCAGCAGGTACAGATTACACAATTACTGTTGATGATAATGAATCATCACCAGCATCAATCGATTTCCTTGTTAAAGGAATGGTTATTGCAGTTAGAACTGTTGGTGCATCAGACACAGCAGGATATGGAAATGCAATCTTAAGAGTAGAATCAGCTCCAGTAGATAATGGTGCAGATACTACTTTCCAAGCTAAATGTATTTCAGTATCAAGCGTTTCTGGTTCTGACAGTATTGCTGATAACGACAGATGTCAAATTATCGGTTCAGCTTATGCAGAAGGTACTGGTTCACCAGACGTATTCTCAGAAGGCATCGATGATGGATTTGGATATACTCAAATCTTTAAAACAGCTGCTGAAATTAGCAACACTGCATACGCAACTCAACTTCGTGGATATTCTAACGAATTTGAAAGAGTGCTAGCTATGAAATTAAGAGAGCACAAAATCGACATTGAAAGAGCAATGTTATTTAATCAAAAAGCAAGAGTTGGAGGTATTCAATATACTGAAGGTCTTGTTGGACATATCATCAAAAATAGTACTGTAGTTGATAGAACTTCAGCTAACTTAGCATATAAATCAGGTAAAGCATACTTCTCAAGTTATGCAACATCTGAATTAACTTATGATGCATTATTAGCTGACTTTGAAGTTCTATTTGACCCTGCTAGAGGTGGTTCTAACGAAAGATTAGCACTAGCTTCTCTTCCTGTTATTTCTTACTTCAACAAAATGGGTAACAATAGCTTCTCTGATGCTTCAACAGCTTCAACTCAGTATCAAATAAACATGGATGAACTATCAGGACAGTTTGGTCACAAATTAATGGAAATCAACACTGTTCACGGTTCTGTATACATGGTTAAAGAACCATTGTTTAGAGGACATTCATCTGGTTTAATGTTGATGGCTGATATGAGCAAACTATACTACAGACCATTAGTTGGTAATGGTGTAAACCGTGATACTCAAGTTATGACCAACGTACAAAACGCTGATGAAGACTTGAGAAAAGACATGATTCTGACCGAAGCTGGTCTAGAAGTATGTTTACCAGAATCACACTACCTAATTAATGTGGAGGGTGTATAAGATGGCTAGAGCAAGTGTATTAGAAATCAATAGTGGAAACTATGGTGGATTACCACAAGGTTTTCGCAAGTTACCTGATGCTAACGTTACTTTAACATCTAGCGATTCAGGAAAAGCAATTATCGTTATTGATAATTCAGCAGATAGAACTATCACTTTACCAGCTGAAGAAGTTGGTTTGAACTTTAAAATCTGGTTTGCAGGAACTGCAGCAGATGGACACGATATGATTATCGATTCAGGTTCAAACACTAACTACTTTGTTGGTGGTGTTGTTCATCTAGATTCAGATGATGCTGGTGACAATGTCGCTACAGTATATTCTGATGCAAATAGTAACAGTAAACTTCAGATTAATTTACCTGAAACTGGTACTATGGTTGAACTAATCTGTGACGGTACACTTTGGTATGTAAATGGTCAAGTTGTTTCTACAACTGCACCAACTTTTGCAGACCAATAATACAGTTAAGCTACTGGGGAGGGCGTTTAAACGCTCTCCCAAACAGCTAAAAGATTAATTTTAAATTGGAGATAACATGGCAGCATATAACGCAAATGTAAAAGTTATTATTAATGATTTGAGTGTTAAAGCAGACAGTGATTCAGGTTCATTAGCAAATGATATTAAAACTTTTGTTAATACTCTTGATGACACAACTAATACAATCATTTCTACTGAAGCAGTAAAATTAGATGCAACTAGAGTAGCATATATTATTCTTTATAAATAATAGATGAATTGTCAACATTGCAACGAACCTAATCCTGAAGGTTATTTTTATTGTAGAAACTGTGAACAGAGAGCTTCTGCTCCTAAGTTTACAGTTAATACTATTATGAGAGATACACCTATGGCAACAGCTATTAGAAAAGACCAAATAAACTTTGGTTCAAAAAGTATGGGTGACCATATTAAGCAGGTTCAGAAAAAAAATGCAGAAGAGAGAGAAAAGAAGATAAACTCACTCATAAAATGGAAGTAAATTTATAGGATATATTATGAGAAAAACAAAGAAAAAAGGGTTATATGCTAATATTCATGCTAAACGCAAACGAATAAAAGCTGGTTCTGGGGAAAAAATGAGAAAACCTGGAAGTAAAGGTGCACCAACAGCAGCTCAATTTAAACGTGCAGCTAAAACTGCAAAGAAGAGAAAATAAATGCCTATTAGAAAAGTAAAAGGTGGGTATAAATGGGGAAGCAAAGGCAAAGTCTATAAGACTAGAGCTGGTGCTGAAAAACAAGCAAAAGCTTCTTATGCTTCTGGTTATAAGAAAAAAGGTAAATAATGGCTGATTTTAAAACAAGAATAGATGACTTGACAGGATTTGCTAGCACTGATGATAATGCATTAAGTGATTGGCTTACATCTGGAGCTAGACAAGTAATAGATGTATTACCTATGTCTAGATTAGATAGAATGGCAGAGACAACTAACTTTACTACTTTTGTTGGAGTAGAGGATAGTAAAATATTACACATCTTAAGAAAAGATGAAAATAATAGTAATATCTTAATGCCATGTAGAGAAATACATGCTAGTCAGTCAGGTAGAGCTGCAGATTCTAATTATATGGAATATGCAACATCATCAGACCCAGTTTATTACCTAGAAAACAAAAGAGTTTATACTTTACCAGCTTCAGCTTCTACTGACGATAGTAAAATTGTAAAGATTAATGAAGACAGAACAGTTTTATATAGTGATTCAACTATAGATAATTTTCCAAAAGAAGCTACAAATGCAGTAATATTATACGCTTCTAAAAATGCATTGATGAGACTAATGAATGCAAAACAATCTAGTGTATCTGCTTTAAATATTAGCGACTTATCTATATCTGGTTCTTCTCCTGTAAGTCCTAGTATATCTACAGTAACCTATTCAAATGCAACAAATGCAGATGCTTCTAGTTCTACTTTAGCTACAGTTTCTGTAGATGTAGTTCCAGCTAAGATAGATGTTGATACGAATGCTCCTACTTATACAAAACCAAGTTTAACTTTAACTACTTTAGGTTTACCAGATTTAAGTATTACTGCTTCTGCTCCATCAGATATAAATGTATCTGCTGCAAGTGTAAGTTTTTCTCAAGCAGTACCTTCTTTTACACCTCCAGTTTTAACTGTAGATGTATCTCAATTTGAAACATTTTTAGAAACAGATGAAGATACAGAATTAGCACAATTACAACTTGGAAGATTAAACAATGAAGTAAATCAGTATCAAGCAAATATACAAAATGAAATTGCTACATTTAATGAAGGTGTAGAGGTTTATAGGGCTGAATTACAAAAAGCAATTAAAAATGCTGAATTAACTTCTGCTTCAGAAGCTCAAAAGATACAAGAATATTCTAATGATATACAGAAATATGCAGCAAATGTAAACAAAGAAGTTACAGAGTATCAACAAAATACTCAAAAAGAATTAAATATATATTCAACTAAAGTTAGAGCTGAAATAGATAAATTTAGTACTGATATACAAAATGAGTTAAATGAATTTAATAAAGAAAATGCTAAATATGCAGCAAGTATACAAGGAGAAATCCAAAAACATAATACTGATTTACAAGCTTTAGTAGAACAAGCAAGAATTGATTTAGCAACAGCTCAAGAAAATGCTAGACTTGCAACTCAAGTAGATATTGCTAATAAAGCACAAGACCAAGCATTAGCTATACAAAACGCAATACAAACAATGCAATCAGTTATAGCAGATAACAATAGTGAATTATCAAAGTTTTCTCAAGATATAAATTTATATCAAGCTGATATAGCTAAACAAATACAAGAGTATAATGCTAATTTACAGCAAAAAGTTCAAGAGTTTCAATCTTCTTTAAGCATTGCTACAGTTGAATATTCTTGGTATGAAAAACAATATGCAATGATTGATGCTCAATATAAAGAAGCATTACAGATTTTATCAAGAGATATTATAGAAATTGAAGAACAAAAAGAGAAGGTACAATAATGGCAAACGAAATTAGAGTAAAGACTTCAGTGCAAATCATACAAGATGTTGGTGATTCTGCAGGTGCTCAAGGAGGCGTTACTTACACAAATAAACAATTAGATGGAAATGCAGATTCTAGAACTTGGGGTGGTAATTATACAATGAACGCTGTATATACAGATGCAGCTGTAGCTTATTGGAAAAATGTAGTTGTTTTAGCTACTGTTGCAGATGGAATAGATAATTCTGACTGGACAGAAGCTTCTGCAGTAACTGGTGGAGCAATACCTACAACAGCTTATGTTGTAGCAGTAGAATATGTTAGTGCTTTAGGTTCTCCTGGTGCTGTTACAATAAATGTAAGTGGAGAAGATTTTGCAGTATTAGATGAAGGGCAAGCAGTAGTAATTCCTATGGAAATGGGAGAACTTCCTTCATCAATAACAATTAAAGCTGCAGCATATACTAACGGTACAGATGAAGCAACTGTAAATGTTATGGTAGCAGGTGTATAATGGCAGCTATAGAGTTTACAGGTAAAGAAATCTATAGTAGAGTATTACAAGCAGTTCCTGATGTATCAGAGAACTATGTAGTTAATTTAATTAATGAAGCATTGATTGATATGGGTCAATTTTTACAGAAAGTAGAGAATGCTAAAACAGATTTAGCTCATAATCAATTATGGTATAATTTAGATGATAATAGAGCAATAACAGTTAATAAAGTATTTAGATGTGCTATATTAAATGATAAAGGTGAATATATTCAAATACCTAGATTAACTAATCAAGAAATAAAACAGTTCTATAACGAATCATCTGCAAACACAACATGGACAGAGGTATAAAATGGCAGCAGTAAGCAGTACATATAAAGACCCATCAACATCATTTGTATGGTGGATAGAAGGAGATAGAATAGCTATTGCTACTGAAATAGGTGATGGTGGAACAACAGAAACTGCAGAATCGAAATTAAAAGCAGTGCAACTTGGAACAGGAAATACCATTACTGATGGTATTGTTATTTCTTATTATGCTGAGCCTGATAAATTAGAAGCATCAGGAGGAAATAATGCTATTGATGGTACTATTGATATTGATAATGCATTACAGCCTTTGTTAATTGATTATGTAAAAGGTAAAGCTCTTATGGATGCAGCAGCTAGAACAAATAATCCAACTATCGCTCAAATTAAAATGGCTTCTGCACAACAATGCTTAGCTAACTACAGAGAAGGCTTAAGAAAATTTGGAATGAAGAAAAATGATAAAACAGGTGGAACACGTGGTATCGTTCCAGCAGATATGAGATAATGGCTAATAAATCACCAGTATGGGAACATAGAAGAGGCTTAGAACAAAGACTAAGCAATCTTGAAACTCATGTGGAAAATATTTATCATCATGTAAAAAGAATTGAACATTTAGTAGAAATGCAGAATGGAAGAGTACGTAAGAATGAAGAGCAGATAGCTAAATGGAGAGGAGTAGCTAGTGTTATTATTTTTTTGTGTACTGGAGCAATAACATTATTAGCAATTATATTAGGAGCATAAGGTGGAAATTAATAAAGAAAGTAAATTTACAATCAGCATTGAAACAGGTATTAGCATTGTTGTTACCATCGCTATGGTAGTTGGTATGTGGTACTCTTTAAAAGCAGAAATAGAAGAAGCTAAAGAATTACCAGAGCCTCCTGTGTCAAGAATGGAATACGATTTGAAAGACCAAATGATTCGTAATTCTATTGTAAATACAGAATCTAAAGTGGAAAAGTTAGAAGAAAAAGTAGATGATATTAAAGAAGATACTAAAGCTATAACTCAGACACTGATTGATATGAACAGCAAATAGAGGTTACTATGAAAAAAATAATATTATTCTTAGCACTGTTACTAACAAGTGTAAAGGCACAAACACCTACACTTAGTACATTGCAAGAAATACAGTTAATGAAGAATGAGTTTTGTTCTGTAATAGAAGTAAACGCATCTTGGAACTGGAATAATAGAATACCATTAGAAAAACTAGAGAACTGTTATACAGCTTATATTGATTTATCAGATAAGAATATAGGAGCATTATTGCAGAAAGAATGGGATATTCGTGTAGTTCCTACTGTGATTATATTTAAGAATGGTGTTGAGCAAAAAAGATTTGAAGCTAATTTAACAATGAAGTTTAGTGAAGAAGAAATATTAAGAAAAGTAGAAGCAGAAATAAAGAATTATGGCAACTAAAAAAACATCAAAAAAAGACCCTCGTTTATCAAGAGCTGGTGTATCTGGTTATAATAAACCTAAACGTACTCCTAATCATCCTAAAAAGTCACACATTGTTGTAGCTAAAGAAGGCGATAAAGTAAAGACTATACGTTTTGGACAACAAGGAGTAAAAACTGCAGGTAAACCTAAAAAAGGTGAATCTGCTAAACAAAAAGCTAGAAGAAAAAGTTTCAAGGCAAGACACGCTAAGAATATAGCAAAAGGTAAAATGTCTGCAGCTTATTGGGCAGATAAAGTTAAATGGTAAAGGAGATAATATG